CGCGGCAAGAGTTGCGGCGGCATTTGGACTGAAGCTTGGTTTACCTGAAAATGCCAGCGTTGCGCAAATTAAGGCCGACTTGATGGCCTATGTTGCGGCGGTTGTAGAAGATCAGGAACGGCTGGCGGCGGTATGGGCGCAGCAAGCCGCCAAGACACCATTGGTACAGACATGACCGACGATCAGGAACGCCAAATCCGAGGAGCGGCGCAGGCGCACGCCGTGGCCGGGGCTATGCAGTCTTTCATCGACCAATACGTGATTCTCAGCGTCGAATTGGCCGTTGCAAAAGCAAAACTTGCAGAATTTGAGAAACAACCTCAAAAAGAGGATATTATTAACCCGTAACGGTGCGAACAATCACCGTGGGAACGTCGGGAAGACGTACCTTCTCCCTCCGGGAGTCTTAAATGGCAGATGATGTTGTAGTGAGCGACCTTGTGGTTAATACCACACCAGCGGCGGATGCCGTGTCCACTACTGACGCTACGGCAGCGCCAGCAGATGCCCCTACCAGTGGGGAGCAACAGCCGGGCGATGAAGTAAAAGCCAAAACCTTCTCTCAGGAGGAAGTTGACGAGCTTTTGCAGAAGCGAGTTGCCAAGGAGCAACGAAAAGCGCAGCGAGATGCAGACCGTAGGGTGGCTGAAGCCGTATCACAGGCCCAGCCCAAGGAAGCGCCGGCACCTATCTCAACTGATCGACCGAAAGCCGAAAACTTCCAAACGACCGAAGATTACATCGAGGCCGTGACGGAGTGGAAGGCAGAGCAGATCATTGAGAGGAAGGAAAAGGCGCGAGCCGAAACCACAGCAGCAACGAGACAGGAGCAGTACCAGCGCGAAGTCCATGAGGCTTATACAGAGCGTGAGGACACGGCGCGGGACAAGTATTCCGACTATGAAGATGTGGTCGGAAACCCAAAGCTCCCGATCAATGCTGTCATGGCAGACGCAATACGCACGTCCGATCAAGGACCGGACCTTGCCTATTACCTTGGAAAGCACCCAGACGAAGCCCTGAAGATCGCCAAGCTACCGCCAATCCTGGCTGTAAAGGAACTGGGCAAACTGGAGGCGCGGCTCGAAGCCGAACCCCTGAAGCCCACAAAAAGGTCATCTTCAGCACCCGACCCAATCACGCCTGTTCGCCCCGCTTCCGGGATAGGCGTTCCGAATCTTGAGGACCCAAAAGCCCTCAAGTCACTCGGAACGACCGGCCTCATTGAAGCATGGCGCGCAGAACGCGAATCGAAGGCTAGGGCGTTGAGGAATCGCTAAACATCATGCACCGCTGAGAAGCGGAGCGAGTTTCCAAGGAAAGCAAAGTGTCAAATTCAATCCTGACAATAGACATGATCACAGCCAAAGCTCTGGATATTCTGGAAAACGAGCTTGTGGTCACGCGGAATGTTAACCGCGAATACGATTCTTCGTTTGCCATCGCTGGCGCGAAGATCGGCACCGACCTGCGTATCCGCCTGCCTGACCGCGCTTTGGTCACTGACGGCGCTGCGCTGAACGTGCAAGACGAAAATCAGCAATTCACCACGCTGACCGTTTCCAGCCAAAAGCATATCGGCATCAACTTTACCACCGCCGAACTGACAATGAAACTGGATCACTTTGCCGACCTCGTGCTAAAGCCGCGCATTTCGCAGCTTGCAGCCTCCGTCGATGCTGATGTGTGCAACGTGTACAAGGACGTGTTCCAGTCCGTGGGCACCCCTGGCACCACCCCGGCAACCTCGCTGGTTCTGCTTCAGGCACAGCAAAAGCTGAATGAGGCTGCGGCAACTACTGGCCAGCGTTACGGTGCAGTCAACCCCGCTGCCAATGCCGCTCTGGTTGAAGGCATGAAGGGCATGTTCAACCCGGTCGGATTGCTCTCCAATCAGTTCAAGAAGGGCATGATTACCGAGTCCATGCTGGGGTATGACGAGTTCGCCATGACCCAATCCCTACCTGCGCATACCACCGGAAACTGGGGCACCACGATCACCAGCACCGGCACCCTGTCCACTCAGGGCCAAGCCACGCTGCCGATCACCTTCACCGGCTCCGGCTCAACGTGGAAACAGGGTGACGTATTCACCATCGCCGCTGTCTATTCGGTGAACCCGCAGACCCGCGCATCCACTGGGTCGTTGCAGCAGTTCGTTGTGACTTCCGACCTGACCGCGACCACGACCGGCACGCTGAACATTTCACCGGCCATCTACACCTCGGCAAATGCGCTGGCGACCGTGGACAGCTTCCCGCAAGCTGCCGCTGTGGTAACGATGCTGGGTTCGGCGGCAACGTCCTACCCGCAGAATCTGGTGTACCAGAAGAATGCCTTCACGTTTGCAACGGCTGACTTGCTGTTGCCGACCAACGGCATTGTGATGGGTTCGCGCCAAGTGCATAACGGGATCAGCCTGCGGATCATTCAGGACTACGACATCAACAACGACCGCATGCCCTGCCGTATCGACGTTTTGTACGGTTACAAGGCAATTCGTCCACCGATGGCCTGCCGGATTTGGGGGTAAATCATGGGCGTACAAATGCATGAGGATCGCTACGGTGTCGTTGCCGTCAGCCTGACGCCTGCCGGGACTGCTGCGGGGCCGTTGACCGCATCGCAGACCTTCACGGTGCCGGGACTGAAAACGAGCGACATGGTTCGTGTCGATCCGCCCTCGACTACCGCTGGCCTTGCTATTGTTGGGTCGCGTGTGAGCGCAGTCAATACGCTGCAACTCACCTTCGGAAATTTTTCAACCGGCCCGCTTACATCGGCCTCTGGCACTTACAACGTGTTTGTTTTCCGCCCCGAGGCGGTTCGCACGTCTGTCAGTGCCGCTATTGATTCGTAAGGAGAACAGAAATGGCACTTCCAAGCATAGGTGATGGCGAGCAGATTGGCGATGGCAATACCAGTGAATCATTGCTGGTAGGTCGCGCCGGGATGCCGCTGAAGTTGGGCAATTCCGCCGCGACTACCATCGGCATGTACGGCGCTACCCCTGTGGTGCAGCGGGCAACTGCTGCATCGCATACCACTATCGCAACTACGGTTGTCGTATCTACGACAGGCAGTAACATGTGGGGCTTCACTACCAGTAGTCAGGGTAATGCGGTCCTCGCTGCGGTAGCGGAAATTCAAGCGACACTGGTGGCGCTCGGAATTTGGGCTGCCTAAACTTGTACCACCGCCTACGGATTCTGGCCCTCGCGCAAGTGAGCTACCATGCGCAGCGCCTGAGTCTGTGGGCATCTAACCGGATGACTAAAAAATGAATAAAAGTCCAAAGGTTTCCGTCCTGATACCGAGTTACAACCTCGGCCTATTCATTGCTCAAACGCTCGACAGCGTGCTGGCGCAGGATTTTCAGGACTGGGAATGCATCATCGAGGATGACGGCTCGACCGACAATTCCTGCGACATCATTGCTGAATACGTTGCAAAGGACGCCCGCTTTGCTGCCATCGTTAAACTGACGAACGAAGGTCAGAACAAGACCGCGAACAATCTCGTTGCTGCGGCTCATAGCGAGTATTTATGCTGCCTGCCCGCTGACGATACCATTGCGCCGGACAAACTGAGCAAACAGGTCGCCTATCTGGACGCACACCCAGAGTGCGGCATCGTGTTCGGACAGCCGCGATTTATCAACTCTGGTGGTCCGTTCAAGTATCCTCAGAACGGCATCGAGGACATTGGCGCAAACTCACGCGATGGCTGGAAAGAACGTCTGCGCGGCGGTAACTGCCTGTTCATCGCAACGTCCATGCATCGGCGTGCGCTACACGATGAGCTTGGCAAGTTTGATGAAGCCCTGTCCATGCTGGCCGATCTGGAGTGGTATCTGCGCATTCTGGACAAGCACGATATCCATGTGATCGAGGAACCACTTGCCACGATACGCCTGCGCGACAACGCAGCGAACCTGTCGGCTATGACGCCCAAGCGAGCCGAGACTCATTCGGATGAACTGGAGATTGTGCGCGCACGGCACTTCAAGGTTGATCCGAAAAAGGTCAAGTTTATGCTGGCGACTCCGTTCTATGACGTGAAGGGCTTTTCGCCCTACATCATGTCGTTGGTGCAGACCATCACGACGCTGGTGAGCGCCAAGATACCGTTTGAGTACATCGAACTGTCCGGCGACTCCTATGTGTGGCGCGCAAGGAACCTGCTTGCGGAGCGGTTTATGAATAGCGACTGCACGCATCTTGTGTTCCTCGACTCCGATCAATCGTGGGACGTTAATTCGTTCCTGCGCCTGATACGGGCCGATGCGGATATTGTTGGCGGTGCGTACCCAACCAAGAACAACTGGGAACACTACTCCGTGACGATTCACACGGACGAGAACGGCATCCCTGACGTAAACAATGCCGGATTGATTCGTGGTCAGAAGGTTCCGACCGGCTTTATGAAGATCAAACGCGAAGTGTTTGAACGCCTGCGCACAGCCTACAAGGAAGATTGGTACTGGGAAACCAGTGGCGAGGGCATGCTGCGAAAGATGTGGAATTACTTCGGCCACAAGATCATTGACCATGTTGCCTATGGTGAGGACATATCGTTTTGCAAGCGGTGCGAGTTCCTTGGGATCAAGCTGTATATCGAGCCGCGCCTGAACATCAATCACATTGGCACAAAGACGTGGACCGGAAACTACCATGAATTCCTTTGCAAGCAACCCGGCGGCAGCAATGACCCGGCCCGAAACCAACTCAAAGAGGCGGCATAATGTCAGTGTTCTATATGAAGCACCCAAAACATGGAACCAAAGTCGCAATCCAAGAAGAAGAAGTCGAACACGACAAAAAGCGAGGATGGGTCGAATACGACCCTAACGAAAAGCCCGAGTCCAAGACCATCACCCTTTCCGGTTCAAAGGAAGGCAAATCTGTTCAGGCGCAGGCGTAGGTTTTCTGAAGGATAGATCATGGCTACAGCGGGCGACCAAATCAACGGTGCATTGCGCTTAATCGGGCAACTTGCCGAGGGCGAGTCTCCGTCTGCCGAAACGTCTGCTGATGCGCTGTCGGCGTTTAATCAGATGCTGGATTCGTGGTCTATCGACAGACTGAACGTCTTTACAACGCAGGATCAGACGTTCACTTGGCCGGCCAATGATGGCTCCGTGACGTTTGGCCCGACTGGGGCTGACTTTACTGGCGTAAGGCCGGTCGAAGTACAGGACTCAACGTACTTTGTCTACAACAACATTTCTTACGGGCTGGCGCTGATTAACGAGCAGCAGTACAACTCCATTGCGCTGAAAACGTCCACATCCACATGGCCGAGCGTCCTGTGGGTCAACATGGGCATGCCGAACATCACCATGAAGGTGTGGCCGGTGCCAAGCAGCGCCGTGGAGTTCCACCTTGTTTCTGTGGCGGAGCTGGTGCAGGCTACCTCGCTGGCTGCCACGCTGACGATACCGCCTGGATACCTTCGCGCCTTCCGGTTCAATCTGGCCTGCGAGATTGCTGACGAGTTCGGCATCACTGCGCCGCCTAGCGTTCGCCGCACCGCTGCGCTGTCGCTGCGGTCTGTGAAACGCATCAATAACCCCGGCGACTTGATGAGCATGCCGACGCCGTTAATTACGACTTCTCCGAGATTCAATATCTACAGCGGCCAGCCGTACTAGCATGAGGACGCCTTTCCTCGGACCGTCTTTCACGGCACGATCCACAAACCTTGCCGCGAACAAGCTCATCAATATGTACCCCGAAGCCGTCCCGAACGACGCAGGCGGCAAGGACGTAGCTGGGTTCTTCCGCTGCCCCGGCTCAGTTACCAAGGCCACACTGACTGGGCAGACAGGATCAGCCGTGCGCGGCTTGTGGGTAATGAAGGAATATTGCTTTGCCGTGTGCGGGAATAGCCTGTTTCGTGTGACTTCAGCCTTTGCAGCAACGCGCATTACTGGAAGTCCAAACATTTCCGGCGATGGCCAGGTCAGCATGTCGGACAATGGCACTCAGCTTTTCATTGCATGCAACCCAGATGGGTACATCTATGACTACAATGCTCAGACGCTCTCGCAGATCACGGATGCGGACTTTCTGGGCGCGGTTACGGTTGGTTATCTGGCCGGCTCGTTTCTGTACAACGTGCCCAATTCGCAGATTGTGCAATATACCGCCATTCAAAACGGCACGGACATTGATGCGCTGGATTTCGCTTCGGTAGAAGGCTTGCCCGATAACATGGTGGCCGTGTTTGTTGACCACCTTGAGGCATGGATGTTTGGCGAGGTGTCCATCGAAGTCTACGGGTCCAGCACCAGCACGGACAATCCCTATCAGCGCATTCAGGGGGCCGTGATTGAGCAGGGCTGCGCTGCGTCGTTCTCCGTGGCCAAGCTTGATAACTCGCTGTTCTGGTTGGGCAAGAATAAGGAAGGTGAGGGCGTCGTGTATCGCGCCAATGGCTACGTCCCATTTCCGGTGAGTTCCAGAGCGATTGAATACGCTATCGCACAATGGCCAAATTTGTCTGACGCGGTGGCCTTTAGCTACCTTCAGGACGGCCACGGTTTCTACATTCTGACTTCGCCGGCTACAGCAACATGGGTGGGTGAGACTTGGGGCTTCGATGTAACCACCAGCATGTGGCACCAGCGCGGCTACCTTGACCCGGATACCGGCGTGCAGGGCTGCATACGTGGGCGCAATCATGTTCTTTTTAACGGAACGCATTTGATAGGAGACTCGGGCGATGGGGCAAGCAATAGCGGCGTTCTTGTCAAATACTCGCTGGATATTGCCGACGATGACGGTGACGCGCAGCAGTGGGTGCGCTCGTGGCGGGCGCTACCAGCGGGCCAGAACCAGTTGCAGCGGTCTTTCCAGCACCAGTTGCAGATAGATGGCCAAAGCGGGACCGGGCTAAATAGCGGGCAGGGGAGCGCCCCTATTGTGCGCCTGCGCTGGTCTGATGACGGTGGCCATAAGTGGTCGAATTACCATGAGCGAAAAGTTGGCGCGATTGGGGCTACTCAGACCCGCGTGATATTCCGCCGCCTTGGGTCAACGGATAAGCTACGGGATCGCGTGTACGAGCTATCTGGCACTGACCCTGTGCCGCTGATGTGGAATGCGGCTATCTTGCAGATTGGCGATTCAAGGCCCGGATCATGACAATTGCCAGTCCCAAGATACCGTCAGCGCGGGAACCGTTTATTGACGCTCGCACAAACATGGTTTCGCGCTCGTGGTATCTGTACCTAACCAATTTGGGCCTGATAGTTGATACTGATGCAAATATATCGCTAAATGATTTGGCGACTCAACAGGCATTTGATACGGACAACACATCCCGTTCTGCCGTCCTTGCTTCGGCTGACTTCGCCAATCAGGGCACCACGACGACCTTGCTGCATGGTAATGCCGCTGGAAACCCATCATGGGGCGCTGTATCCCTGTCGGCAGACGTGACCGGGAACCTACCAGTGGCGAACCTGAACAGCGGCACGTCGGCGGGAGCTACGACCTACTGGCGCGGCGATGCCACGTGGGTAAATCCGCTCGCCAGTGGTATAACGGTGGTGATTACGACAGCTGCACTGACGGGCGGCGGGGTGCAGGGCAGCATGACCTTTACTAACGGCATTCTCACGGCTCAAACGGCGGCGACCTAAACATGGCACAAACAGCGACACGGCTCATCAGCGGCTCGATTATGACGAGTAGCACCTTGACTTACTACACAGCGCCTTCCGGGGCCAAGACGGTCATCAAGAAGTTGGTTATTGTCAATACCACGGCTGCTTCGATAAACGCTACGATCTACCTTGTGCCCGGTGGCTCTGCTGGCACGTCCAACACAATCACCGCAGCGCGAGTCATTGCCGCCGCCGAATCATGGTCATGTCCGGAAGCTGAAAATATGGTGCTGGAAACGTCCGGGACAATTCAGGCGCTTGGATCGGGACTTACAATCCTCAGCAGCGGTATCGAAATTACATGAACTTCCAGCCCATAGAGCAACCGCCAGTCTGGGAGTTTGCCGAGGCGAACGGCATTTTTATCAAGCAGATGCCATTACCGGAAGTGGGCATGGCCGTACCGCAGCATTCCCATGAATATGACCACTACACCATGCTGGCGACTGGATCGCTGAAAGTCATCAAGAATGGCGTAGAAATGGGCGTTTTCCATGCTCCCAAGCCAATATTCATCGAGGCCGGGGCAAAGCACTTGCTGATAAGCATGGAACCGAACACACTTGCCTATTGCATCCATCGCACTGACCGGATGGAGATTGTCGAAGAACATCAGGTTTTGGATTTGAAGGCTTTTACGAGAAAGGCAGGCTAAAGCCATCTGGGAAACAATAGCAGCATCCATTGCAGCGCAGACTATTGGCAGTTTAATTGGCGCTGATGCCGCCGGCGACGCCGCAGACGCCCAAATCCAATCGGGCCGCGAGTCCAACGACCTTCAGCTTCAGATGTTCAACCAGAATCGTGCGGATCAGGAACCGTGGCGTGCTGCGGGCGTCGATGCGATCAATATGCTCAGGTTTGGGATTGAGCCCGATGGCGATTTGGTGCGGCGCTTTGGCATGTCAGACTACAAAGCAGATCCGGGGTATGGCTTCCGGCTGTCCGAGGGGTTCGAGGGAATCAAGCGTTTGGCGGCTTCGCAGGGCAATCTGCTTTCTGGCGGCGTCCTGCAGGCCCTCACCCGCTACGGGCAGGACATGGCCTCGAACGAGTACGAGAGGGCCAACAACCGATTCAATCAAGATCAGGGCAACCGGTACAACCGGCTGGCTGGCGTGGCTGGAACCGGGCAGAGCGCGGTGAACCAGATTGGCGCACAGGGCATGAGTATGGCTCAGAACGTGGGCGGCACCATGCAGGGTATGGGCAACGCTCGGGCATCCGGGTACATTGGGCAGGCTAACGCGCTTCAAGGCGGCTTGACAGGGGCATACAACAACTACATCGGCCAGAATATGCTCAATGCCTATCAGGACAGAACTAGAACGATGAATGGTTCTGGCGTCGGCGGATATGTTCCCTATGGTGGGGCAGGGATAGGAGCGTTTAACGGATCGGACGGGTTTTAATCATGCCTACCGTCCCTACCCTCCGCCTACTGTCGGCCTACCCTCTCCCAAAAAAGGGGGGGGATACCCCAAAAGGGGGGATACCCCAAAAGGGGGGATACCCCCCGCTTTTTTGGAGAAAGTGCTAAATGCCTTCTATCGACAGTTCCATAGCTACCAGCGGAAAGCAGTTCCAGCTTGCCGACCCGGTACAGCAATACTCAAACATGCTGGCCATCGAGAACGCGCAGCAGCAGGGGCGCACAGGGCAGCTTCAGTACCAGAACATGCTCCGTGCCAATCAGGAGCAGGACGCCACGAATGCGGCCTACAAGAACGCTATTGGCCCGGATGGTCAGCTAATCGAGAACAGGCTGATTAGTGGGCTGGCGAGTAGTGGTGCCGGGGCGAGCCGGATACTGACCGCGCAAGAGTTTTTCCGAAAGATGAACAAGGATAAGGTTGATGAAGATAAGAGCAGGTACGAAATTGTCGGGAAAGCGGACTCTTTCTACAAAAACCTAATTGGACAAGTAAATGGCCCAGATGAAGCGAAAATGTGGGTGCTTGCCCAGCATCAAGACCCGTATCTAGGGCCAATCCTTCGCCGCGCCGGATCAGTCAATGACGCCATTTCTCGCATCCCAAATGACGGCGCTGAGTTTAATCAGTGGAAAATGCGCCAAGGTTTGAGTATGAAGGATTTTATTGAAAAAACGACGCCTAAGATACAACCGGTCGATCTTGGCGGCACAGTTGGGTTTGCGAATATGAATCCGCTGGCCGGACCGCCTGGGCCGATGGCTGGCGTGGCTGAAGTTCCTAAAACGCCGACGATTAGCGAACTGGAAACTGCGCGGCGTAACACGGTGACGGAGAGGATTGCCGGAGATAATCTTAAGGTTAATCAGCAACAGCTTGCGGATAGTCGAGATTTGGTGTTTCAGAGGAATCTGGCAGCGGCCAAAGAAGGCGTTGACGGAAGGCCGCTGACAGAAGCACAGGGCAATGCTACGGGGTTTGGGTTGCGTGCTAGAGAGGCAGCTGACCTGATTAACGAACTTGAGACAAATGGCACATTTGGGCGCCTGGCAAACGTCAACAGCGCAATAAGATCAGGTCTTGAGAGAGTTCCAATAGTGGGCACAGCGGCAGGGGGTTTAATTGGCGGCGCTGGGCATCTCGCATTGTCTACAAAACAACAACAATATGCACAGGCGCGGGATAACTTTATCCGCGCCGTGTTGCGGAAAGAATCTGGCGCAACCATTTCTCCGGCTGAAATTCAAGGCGCGGAGGAACAGTATTTCCCGAGAGCGGGGGAAAACAAAACTGTTATAAAGCAGAAACAAGACAATCGAGAAACGGCGATTGAATCTCTGAAGATTCAAGCTGGCCCCGGTGCGAGGAAAATACCGGCAAGGAAGGCTGCGCCTGATCTAGACGTTTCAAAAATGAGCGATGCTGACCTTAAAAAATCACTTGGGCTGCCGCCGTAATGGATCAGAATAATCTGAAGTTAATGGAAGAAGCGCAAAAGCGCGGTATTTTGCCGCCAGAACAGTCCGCGATGTTTGACGAGGCGAAAAAGCGCGGGCTGGTTAAGTTGGACGCAATGGATACTTCTGCCATGACTCCTGAAATTCCATCTGCCGCAGTCAAAGTCGGGCGCGGCATGATGGATTTATACCAAGGCGTAAAGCAGCTTGGCTTGATAATATCAGATGCATTTACGGGCAAGAAAGACGCGGACGTTTATACAAAGCAGGTCGGTAAGGAAATAGCCAACTATGAACGCGGGCGTGGCGGTCAGGCGAAGATGGGACAGACCATAGCCGGCAACGAAACAATTTCTGCATATCAGCCGAGGCAACCGGCAGCATTTGATTGGTTTCGGTTGGCAGGAAATATTTTAAATCCGACGGTGTTGGCCCCCGCGAGCATCGGCGGGAATTTGGCGACAAAAACTGTAGCCGCCACTGCTACCGGGGCCGGAGTTACCGGGCTAATGTTTAACCCAGAAGGGGAAAGCAGGGCCGAGAAAATGGCATTGGGTGGAACTGTTGCAGGGGCCATCCCAGGGGGCGCACAGTTGGTAACAGGAGCGGCGCGCAAGGGCGTAAATGCATCCGCTGATTTAATCTCCAGATCAGTCGGCAACGGCATGAACACGCTGGCGTTGACGCAGCAACTAGAGGCAATTGTTAGTCGCGCTGGTGGTGATTGGGTAAGCCTTAATCCACAAATTCAGGAATCGCTGCGTTCTGAGGCAGTAAGGCAACTTGCTGTAGGTAACTTAAATCCAGATGCATTGGTTCGCGTTGCGCGGGCACAAATGCTTGACCCTAGATTGCAATTGACTCGAGGGCAAGCGACACGCGCTCCAGCAGACTGGCAGACAGAACAGAACCTACGCGGAATACAGGTGGTTGGCGATGATCTTAGGACAAGATTTGGAGAACAGGGGCAAATCTTAGGAGAACAGGCAGAGCGTTTGCGCGGGACTAACGTAACCCCGTATCAGGCTGGGGATCGCGCTGTTTCAACGATACAGCAGAAGGCGCGTGAAACTGGCGACGAAGTATCCGCGCTTTATACTGCCGCAAGGGATACCGTTGGCGCACAGGCAAATGTACCGCTTGGGCCGATGCATATACGCGCAATGGCTGCCCTTAACGACTTCGACGATGTTATTCCTAGCCCCATCAAAGCACGCCTTGAGGCGCTTGGCATCGGGCGCATGGGGCCAACAAAGGCGACGAAAGCATTTACAGTCGAAGAAGCGGAAGCGCTGGACAAACTAATAAACAGACGCTGGGACGCGAGCAATAGACCGCTGACCGCCGCGCTCGGACAAATCAAGGGCGCAATCAGGGAATCGCTGGACAGCATTGGTGATGAAGTTGGCGCTGATGCAGCAGCAGCGTTCCGTGTTGCCAAGGGCCGGGCAGCGGAGCGGTTTGATGAATTTGGACAGCGGATAGCAAAGGCCGCATCTGACGATGTTGCTCCCGATAAATTCGTGCGTAAATTCGTTGTCAATGGAGATGTTCGAGACATTACTTCATTAGTTCGCACGCTCACAACTGGTTCTCCAGAACAAATTATCCGAGGAAACGCGGCCTTGGGTAGCATTCGTGCGGCCACATTAACAGAACTGTTTGAGCGTAATGGCGCATTGGCCGATGGCGTGTTGTCAGGGGCAAAACTGGACAGGGCTCTAAAGGACATTGGGCCGGAACGTATCCGCGCCATCTTTACGCCAGCGCAGGTTCAGCAGTTAGAATTGCTACGTCGCGTGTCGCTTGACCTGACCAAGCCACCACCGTTGGCAGATATAAATTACAGCCGCACAGCTGGGGCGCTGGCAAATTTGCTTGGTTCAATCAGCAAAGTTCCGGGGCTTGGGTTTATGGGGAAAATGGCGCAAGGAGAAATAGAGCGCGGGCAGGCCAAAACATCAGCAGCGGCTTTGCGTGGTGTCGCTAAAATTCCACGGCAACCATTAGAAATTGTTTCCGAACAAGGGCAGAACGCCCTAGCTAGGCGCATAACTGGCATGACAGTGCCGCCGGTAAATGCTTTGATGTATCAGGAAAATCAATAAAGAGGACGAAGCAAAATGATCTTTATCTTTCCATCCTTCATGCGCTTTTTGATAAAACAGCGGATAGGCCATCCAATCGCATACGTTATAAACAGCAATACGATTGGTCTTAGAAACGCTGCAAGTGTGTACGTCATAACGACACTATAGCATGGCAACTAAATACCTCCCCGAATCCCCGGTCTTTCACGCAACTGACCAGAACGGCACGCCGCTGGACGGTGGCTTTCTATATACCTACGCAGCCGGCACCACGACGCCGATTGCCACGTATTCCAACGACTCGGGCAGCGTCAACGCGAATCCGATAGTGCTGAACTCACGCGGCGAATGCACCCTGTTCCTGACCGAAGGGCTGAAGTACGACCTGAGACTGACCAACGCGCAGGACGTGCTGGTGTGGACGGCTGACCGCGTATCGGCTCCGGTAACGCCCTCGTCCTACATGGCCACGTTATCGGCCACTGCCAGCCAGTCGGCCATGTTCACGACCATCGTTGCGCCTGGTGGCACCATTACCGGGGCGATCAACATGGAGGCGGCGTTCAACTTCCCGACGCGCATCACCGTGGCATCGGCTACATCGACTGCGATTGGCGCGGCGGCGTCCGACTCAATCACAATCAGCAGCGCCGTGGCCACGGTATTGTGGACGGCCAGAACGAGCGCGGCTGACCTGCTCTGGACGGGCATCGCGTGGGCATCGGACTTAGGCCTATTCGCAGCGGTGGCAGCAGACGGCACCGGGTCGCAGATTATGACCTCACCGGACGGCACCGCCTGGACAATACGCTCGCACAGCGGAAGCTCGCGGGCATTCACCGGCATTACATGGTCGCCTGACTTGGCCATATTTTGTGCGGTGGCGAACAATGACGGGGGGCTTGCTGCCAGCTTGCAGGTCATCACGTCCACTGACGGCATCACTTGGACAAATTGCACCGCATCGGCAAACAACGACTGGGCGCGGGTGAGTTGGGCACCATCCCTGACGCTCTTTTGCGCCGTTTCGACCGACGGCGCAAGCCGGGTAATGACCTCCCCTGACGGCGTGACGTGGACGTCCAGAACGGCGGCAGCGGCAAATCAATGGCAGGCGGTGTGCTGGTCGCCAACTTTGAGCTTGTTTGCAGCGGTGGCCCAGTCTGGGGTAGGCAACCGGGTAATGACCTCGCCGGACGGGATCACATGGACTTCCAGAACGTCTGCCGAGGACAATACGTGGTTCGACATTACGTGGTCGGTTGAACTAGGCTTGTTTTGCGCGGTGTCCTCTGACGGCGTTACCCGAGTAATGACATCCCCAAATGGGATAACATGGACTGGTCGCACCGCGGCAGCAGCGAATCAGTGGCTTGGCGTTATCTGGGTTGCTGCGTGGGGGCTGTTTGTTGCGGTGGCTAATACAGGATCCGATAGAGCAATGACCTCGCCAGATGGCACCACTTGGACGGGCAGCACGACACCGAACACGAACAACTACGCATCCTTGGCCTACGCGCCTTCCTTGGCGCTGGCGGCTGCGGTGGCACAATCCGGCACTGGTAATAGAGTAATGACAGGGGTTATTTAATGGCTAAATATCTCGCTCCGGCCCCAAAGTTTCAGGCTTTTACCGCTGCCGGCGTTCCTCTCTCGGGGGGCAACGTCTACACGTATGCCACTGGCAGCAGCACGCCCTTGGCGACCTACACTGATTCTGGCGGCGGTACTCCGAACGCAAACCCGGTCATCCTCGATTCTCGCGGTGAGGCCAATATCTGGTTCAACCCAGCTGAACTGTACCGGATTACGGTCACAGACTCATCGGGCGACGCAATCTACGGCCCGATAGACAGCGTGGCCGGCAGCGTCACGCCATCGGCCTATTTTGCCACCCTAATGCCCCTGACCAGTCGCGCACAGGTATTTGACGCGGTGGTAGCTCCGGGCGGCACAATTACCGCAACAATCCTCATGTCAGGTGCACCGCTCAACTTCGCGGCCCGCGTCACGGTAGCCTCTGCAACATCAACCCCTATTGGCGCGGCGGCGTCCAACAACATAACGGTGAGCGGCGTGGCTAATATAACTTCCTTTGACAACGTATCCGATGGCATTCTGCGTTGGGTCACTTTCTCAGGCATCCTGACCCTGACCTATAACGCCACCTCCATGATCCTTCCAACTGCGGCCAGCATTACAACGGCGGTTGGAGATGCGGGCCTGTTTCAGTCCCTTGACTCTGGCAACTGGAAATGCCTGTTCTACCAGCGAGCGGATGGAACGGCCCTTGCCGGAACAACATCGGTTGCGACTCAGGCGCAGATGGAAACGGCTACCAGCATCGCCGCAATGGTCACGCCGGGGCGCACAATTTATCATCCCGGAGTGGCGAAGGGTTGGATTGTCTACAACGGCTCGACCGATAGCGTGCTGGCCGATTACGGGTTCGGGGCGGTGACAAAGAACGGAACTGGGGATTATTCCTTCACCTTCGACACTGCATTTTCCTCGGCAAACTATGCCATCGTTTTCGGCGGTTTGCTGTGGACGAATGCAAATCAGTCGGCTATTGCCAGTGTGTATAACGGCACGACGCCTAGCACTACTGGATTCCGGGTTGAAACAAACGCCGTGGGCGGCGCTGTTAATCAAGCCCCCGCCGATGTAACTCGTTTGTGTATTACCGTATTTGGCGACCAAGCGTAAATAAACCCGCAGAAAGGTTGCGACATGGAGTCCAATTTTGCTTTGGTAATTGAATACTGGTGGATCGCAATGGTTGGACTGGTCGGGATCATCTACAAGGCGAACATCAAGAAAATGGAGGAAATAAACGTAATAGCTTCTTCCGCTCTAACTCGCGCTGAGTTTGAGGACTACAGCAATAGAGCAACGTGCAACAGGAAAGAGGTGAGGGCCGATGTAACAAAACTGATTGAAGGCCAAACTAAGATGGCCGAGGCGATAGCCCGAATCGAAGGGAAGCTGGAAAAGTGAGGCTGATCCCCGGCTGGCGCAAGCAGATCAACCGACTCTGGAGCGTGCGGGTGGCCATTGTCCTGGCGCTGCTTCCTGTCGCAGATCAGATACTCGCGCTGTTCGACAAGTACATCCCGTCGCTTACCTATGCTGTGCTGTCCATGCTGATTATCGTGGCGCGGGTGGTGGATCAGACGCCGAAGGAACTAGATGCAAATAAGCCAAGCGGGACTTGATCTAATCCGGGATTTTGAGGGCTGCAAGCTCGCCGCATACCAGGACAGCGTTGGCGTCTGGACGGTCGGATACGGCTCCACAGGGGGCGATGTCTGCAAGGGGCTGACCATCACGCAGGACGAGGCTGAAAAGCGGCTCAGGAAGCATCTGGAGGGCGTAGAACGGGCGATTGGCAGGCTGGTGACAGTACCGCTCACCCAAGGCGAGTTTGATGCCCTATGCTCGTTCGTTTACAACCTTGGCGAAGGTGCTTTAGCCAAGTCCACCCTGCTCAAGCTGCTGAATGCGTCGGACTACGATGGTGCGGCGCAGCAGTTCCTAAGATGGGACAAGGCTGGCGGTCAGGTACTTGCCGGACTCACCCGGCGCAGGCAGGCCGAAATGCGAAGGTTTGAGGAGACATAATGTATGGCTACCTTGCTGCATTCCTTATGGTCGTGGCTATCGCGGGTTCTACCTACTGGCAGGGCCGAAAGGACGGATCGGCCAGTGTACAAGTCAAGTGGGACGCTGCCGCCTTTGCCGCAATCGCGGCCACCGAAGCTGATCGAAAAGCCCAGCAGCAAAAAGCGCAGGCGCTATCCCGCCGTTACGAGGCGCGCATCGCCACCCAAGCCACCACGTCCCGCGAGATAAAGTCCCAACTGGAAATCGCCCTTGCGAAAACGCCTCTGCCTGCTGCTTGCGTTGTTTCTGATGGGGTGCGCGACATCATCAATGCCGCCCTTGCCGGAAAGAGTCCCGCCGCAGGAGAACTGCCTAGCGGGGCCGGAACCGCTGCCACGGCTACAGACGGGCCACGTTGACGAGCTTATCCGCGCCCTGACTGAGACTGCGGCGGCGTACTGGCGGCTGGTGGAGCGGCATGGGTGCTTGGTCGATTTTGTGCGGTAGGGCGCTTGAAATGTTCGTCTGATGGAATGAACCGAACCATCGGGCACCACTTCTGTTTCGCTTGTTCTTCGGTCACGGTTTCCACTCCTAAATTCACATCAATATCTAAGGACCAGTCTTTCCCCATAGCCATAATCCTTAACAGAACTGGCTTTTTTGAAATCATCGCACGATATAAGATCGAACACTTCAATTTTGTCTGGGAAAATGATTCGCGCCAAGCAGTACCACATGCCATCTATCAATTCCTCATTGTGCAATTTCAACTCAATACCATTACCAGTGTAACTTGACGCTTTAACCTCGACACATCTTCCGTCTTTAAGTATCACGTCTGCTATATGCTGATCGCCATTCTTCAGGACTGATTGATTTACCTTTCCGCCATATATCTTTGCCACACCAAGCTCGCCCATAACGCCAAACAAATGTGATGCAAATGGCGTTATTTTTTCAGCAATGAATCTATCTCCGTTATGTTTTGTTGCTATTCTTTGCGCCGCAACAGTGATACAAAAACACAACTCAGGCGGGGAAAGAATGATGCCTTTCACTTCCACTCCTCAAAGTAAGTCATAGCCTCGCGCTCCTTACGCCACTCGTCGGCGTACTGCCAGTCGGCGTACTGGCGGCTGGCGGAGCGGCATGGATGCTTGGCTGATTATTCCAAGTAGGGCGCGCCCTGATATAGTCGCTCTCATCATACTCATGGCTGGCCAGCGCAATACACGCTGCGCCGCCTGAGAAGTCATTAAGGTCTAGGAACTCTCCGGGCTTTATCCACAGGCCAATCCACGGCTTGCTGAGTCTGAATGTCGCACCGTCCACCACCGCATTGAAGCTGCCCGATATGGCAATCAGGATGCGCTGACACTGCTTGTGGGCATGTGCGCCACGTACCGCGTCTGAGGACAGGTCGAATATCCAGTAGACGCGTTTAATCGCAAACGGCAAGTCCTGCGCGAAGGACAGGCTACCTCGCGGGTCGGTGATGCGGGGGAAGGTCAGAACTTGCGGCATTCGATTATGATGTTCGCAGCGCACTCAACCGGCACCGGAATTTGGCACATGGCATGGATCAGTTCAGGGCTGAACCCGGTCATCATGGAGTTTGGCAGGGGCTTGAACATGAGCGATTTTTTCCGAACGCGCATCCATCCTGACTCGGCCAAGGCATTCGTGATGGATTGCAGGTCATACACCCGATAGTGCCCTACCTTCTTATCCCGCTCAGACAGCGTGTGCAAGGCCGGTTGCAGGCCCATCTTGACCGCCAGTTGCCGGTGATAAGAATTGGCGTTGCCGATGACCACGATCAGCCTGTCTGCCCAGTCTCTGGCACGCATAAGCAAAGCCACTGGATCAGCGACATGCTCCAGAACAAAAGAGGCAATCACGGTGTCGTACTCGTAGGGCGGCTTGAAGTGTTCAAACAGGGACAAGTTGAACCGTATCCCGGCCTCCGCAGCTTGGCGCTGGTACTCGCTTGAACCATCGACAACGGTTACATCGCGGCCTCCGGCGTGCAGAGTCTTGCAAACTATGCCATCGCCGTAGCCAAGGTCAAGGATGCGCTCGCCCTTAACCGTGTTTCTGTGAATCCAATCAGCCTCATAGGACTGCATGATGCGCTCTATGAACTGGTCGGGAAGCTCCAGCGCGGCGTAGTCGTCAGGCGCAAGCAGTTGCATTTATGTACTCCATCAGTTGCGAATTTAAATGATTATCAAACCGATACCCCGCCTCGACATTCGCCCGAGTCGGCGGCACTAACCGGCTGCGCGCCACGGTCAGCGCCGTGACCTCGTAGCCGAACGCTGCCAAGTCGCGTTCTATGCTCGCCGGTTCTTCGCGGTACTCGACCACTAGCCGGTGGATTTCGTTCGGCCAGCCGGCGCACGCGGTTTGATCGGTAATACGGTAAATGGGGGTACACCTGTCAAGGACAAAAAAAACTGAATGACTGCGGGCCTGTACTGTGGTGGCGAGGCAATAGGCAACGGCTGTATCGACCGATTCGATGGGTTTAATAGATTGTGGATCCGGCGGCGCTGTTCCCAAGACCTCCGCGAGCGCCCCAGCATGGCCCGCGACCGGGTAATAGAATTTCGTTGGCCATACTGTGCCGAAAGACTCAGGCCAGTACAGGGGAAGCCATGCGGCCCGGTGATACTTGGCAACGATTCGATCAAGCCCAAAGCCGTATAACTTCTGGCACCACGTTTCAAACGCTTCATGCATCCCCCTTGGGTGGTTGATTAGCGATACTACATCGTAGGTTACGTCATTGCTCCACTGGTGCTTGTGCGACGGGTGCAGGTACGTGTGCGGGACGCTGTGCGAGTGCAACCATGCCTTCGTGTCGTTGGCAATGAAGTAATCTGGCATGTAGCGCACGGCATTGAATGGCATCGGCTCGCGGTAGACGATCTGGGGCTTTCGTATCTCGACCATGCGGATTTTGCTGCGAACGAATTTGCCGATTAGCGGGAACTGGGTTTTCTCAGGTTCGCGCATTGCATCGAATTCAAACAAAATGCAGCCGCGATCAAACTTGTGGCCCATGTGTTCAACTGGGAGGAAGAAAGGACTAAGCATCGCAAGCCCTCTTGAATCCGAGTCTGCGCTTGAAATTCGCCAAGTTCTCATCACCTGCTATGCCGATGTCCATCGTGGTGAAGCCGTTGGCGGCGCACCAATCATAAATGTGCTTGCAGATAGATACCACTGGCGCATTGCCGCTTATATGCCCCCAGGCCGATGTGTACAGACTGGTCTGAGACACAACAACGCATATTGCCGCAGCCATATCTGGAATTAAAAAGCAGCGAGTATGTTCCTTAATATCAAACAGGTCTTTGTACGCCATCCCATAGTTACGCCCTTTCCTAGCGCGGTTCTCTACGATGATCGGGTAGCAGTCGTCTATGTCCGACAACTGAACAGCGTAATTCAGCATGTGCCTGCGTTCTCCCCTGCTCACCCCTTCCTCAAACGAACGCAAAGTGTCCCGCATAAAGTGTTGTGACAGGTCTTGCTTGGCGTACCACTCGGACGGTTGCAGGATCATGCCCACACCATCCCCGAAACGATCCTGCTGACCGATCCCTGCTGGATGCCGTGTTCCTTGGCAAGCTCGGCTTGAGTCTTGATGCGCTTGGCGTAGTCGTTCCTGATCTGTGCGGCCTTCTCGGGCGTCATGGTGCGGTAGTAGCGTTTAGGTCTGAGCATCGAGCTTCCTTTCGCAGTTCTTGCACCGCACCGCCGTATCGCCGTTCTCAGCGAAGGCCGGGTTGACCTTGATGCCGCAGAGTGCGACCGTCCAGACGTGGCAGTCGGTATGGACAAAGTAGTGCGCTAGGTGGCGCTCGCTGCTGACGGGTATTTGCCACTCGTGGTCTAGGAGCATTCGTCAGCCTCCCGGCACCCCGGCGAGCAGTACGCTCTTGCCACCGGGATTGCCTCGATTAGCTTCGCGCCGCAGTGGGCGCAGCGGTATTGCATCACCCCTCCTGCCGCGCTTCGGTAGTCGGCTCCCGCAGCGCCGCGATCCGTGCCGCGTATGCCTGTTTCGCCACGTCAATATCGTCGTCGTCCACCAGCCGAGTAGCCAGCGCCTTCGCAGCGTCCCGGCTGGGTTTGTCGGCCATGTCGTTGATGGCCTTGAGGACGGTGGTTAAGGGCGGCGCGGGTTCCTGCTGATGCGGTGCCTCGGGCCGGATACGGATACAGTCAATCTCGCCACCGTCCTGCGGGTTGCGGGTGCTGGACTTGTACAGGGTAATCGACTTCCCGACCCATTCCGTGACGTAGTTGCCGTACATCCCAGCGATGGTCTTGCCGTTGGTCTTGTTCAGGGGAATGCCCTTGTCCGACCCTTCGACGTACAGGACGGGCTTTTTCGACTTTTTCCCGCCTGGGCCGGTCAGTTCCCCGCCGACGCAACGTTTGATGGTTACTACGCGGTCGCCGTTCTCCAAATCCCATGCGCCAAAAAACTCAGAATCGTACATTGCTCTATAGTGCGCGCTCATTTTGGCCATACTGACCCCCAAGGACGTTTGTTGTGAACCTGCTCTAACCTAGTAGCCCATTTGCAGTTTCGCTTGTGATAATTCCCATTGTTGTTCTTTCTCTCTAAGGTTAGTTCCGGCCTTGGCTTGACTCCCATGTCTGCAATAAAGTTAGAAAACTTCTCCCATCTCTTGCAGTAGGTTATGCCGCGAGCGCCGTAGTATTTATAGGCGTCGCAGGCCGGACTATCGCACCTATATTTCATTTTCTCCCACGCCTTGTATTCTGGCGTTCCGCTAAGGCCGAGAACCTCATTCTGGACGATGCTTGGACTACCGTTCCGAAGTAATCTGTTCCAATGCATCGCGCACATTTCCGCAGATCGTAATGGTTTTTCGCAGTCCCGAATTGTGCAATTACCTCTCATTCTTCCTCCTCAAATATCAGGTCAGGTTCCTCATCAGGCACGTCCAGCGGCATGATGCAGGTCGTGTAGGGTGGGTACAAGCTGGACTGCTCGGCCACCTTCAGCCGCTCAGACCACGCTATAAGGCACTTCTCGCCCTCTTGAAGCGCCTTGTCGGTCAACTGATATACCTGTATCGGGTACGGCTCGGCAGACTCTATGCAGACGATGTAGCAAGCCGCAGCGGTATCCTCGATGGCAAGGTTCTGCATACGCATCTGGGCGTGATAGGCCATGCTGCGGGCGTGCCACGGAAAGCGGTTCGGGTCGCTGCTCATGCTGGTCTTGAGTTCGGTCAGAAAGCCATCGCCGTGAACGTCCGGGGTGGCGCGGCAGTCTAGGCCATTCCACCGGAACAGGATGGTTTCCTGATAAGCGCCCTTCAGGAGCGGTTCGGCTACTTTGCAGGAACCGAGTGCATCGGCCATGTTCCGCGCCTTGTAGAAAGCCTTTGTCGTCAGGATGAACCCGTCCTTATGGGCTTCCTGAAACTCGTCCCATGCCTTCCCGCGTCTGACTGCGCCCTCAAACGCATAGACCTTCTTGTGGCCGAACAGCAGCGCGTCAACGGCTGACCCTAGCTGCATGGCATCAGTCGGCGGCAGTTCCGGTTTCGTGCGGGCAAATGCGCCGTGCATGGCTGACTTGCCGTATGCCTTCAGGTGACTAAATCGTACAGGTTCGTTCATTTCTTCCCCCAGTTGTTTAACATATGCTCGTAGACCTTCATCCACCCGTATGCCGCTTTCCTCTCGTCCGGCGACATAGCTGGCTCCAGTTCCCTGAACCTGCGTGCGAAGGCTCCGGCGTCGTGTTGCAGCCGGTTGTGCAGGCGCTTCTCTACGTGCGCCGGGACGCTCATGCCTTCCTCGCTCTGCGCTTGACTGGGCGCGTGCCGTCGCACAGTTTGCAGCGTTTGTAATATTGGTTGACCCCGCCAGTCAGCGTAGGGCCGTACTTGTGCTGCTTCTTGATAGCGCAGAACCACAGCATCCTTAGAAAGTTCATCTTGTTTCCCTCGTTGGTCGATAGGCGCAAGAATAGCATGTTGTGAAGAACTTGCACAAAGTTATTTTTATCGGGTATATTTCGGCCATGAAACCTAAAGACCTGATTAAGCATTTCGGCGGGGCGGCTAGTGCAGCAAAGGCCATTGGCGTACAGCGGCGCACCGTCTATTACTGGATAGCGAATAAAGAGATACCATTCCGGCAACAACGCTGGATCGAGTTCGAGACTGGCGGCGCACTGAAGGCCAAGAAATGAAAGAGGAAAAATATCCCTGCACAGAATGCGGCAAGAACGCATGGCTTGGCTATAGCAACTGGAAAAATAAGGATGGAGATGTGGTAATTAAAAAATCAGAGCGGCTTTGCACAAAATGCAAAGATCAGAGATTTTGCAAAGCGGGCGAGAAGAAATGAACGGCATCGCATGGCTAGTCAGCACGCCCAAGATCACGCCCGCCACTGGCCGCGTCATCAAGAAGCTAAACATGAAATTTGAGCGCATCAACAAAACGGAATCAGAGCAACTGAAGCGGTGGAAGGAGAAATACTATGCAAGAAAAGACGCCTCCCTTGCCCAGCGAAAGCAGAAACGCGTGGCGGATCGCGCTGCGCGAGAGCATGCCGCAGTGTTGGGAAATCGTCCAGGCGTTCGCGGTGTTTGAGCCTCGGGTGATGGAGATGGAGGAAGGCGGGCACGTATGGCGACGGGGATGAGAAAGGAAGTCATCGGCAACGCGGTGCTGTATCTCGGGGATTGCCTTGAGATTCTGCCGACGCTGCCGAAGGTGGACGCGGTGATTACTGATCCGCCGTATGGGATTGGCGAGGCGGCAGGAAAGAACGCGAGCAGGGGCAAGTGGGCCAAGGACTTCGGGAACGACAGTTGGGACGACCAGCCGATTAGCCCTGAATTACTGGCGCTGGTAATTGGTGCCGGTAAGTGGGCCATCGTGTTCGGCGGCAACTACTACCCAATGGCCCCGTCCTCGTGCTGGCTGGTGTGGGATAAAGAAAACGGGGATAGCGACTTTGCCGATTGCGAACTGGCGTGGACAAACATCCCCAAGGCCGTGCGCCGGATTCGGTATATGTGGAATGGGATGCTCCGTGCCAACAAGGAAATGCGCGGCGACCATCCTACACAAAAGCCCATAGGGGTGATGAAGTGGGCCATCAGTCATGTCCCTGTCCCCGCAGAAACGATCCTTGACCCGTTCATGGGTAGCGGAACTACAGGCGTCGCATGTGCCGACCTGCAGCGCAAATTCATAGGGATTGAGCGCGAACCCAAATACTTCGACATAGCCTGCGAGCGCATAGAGAACGCACAGCGGCAGCAGAGGATGTTTCCGTGACCCTAATCCACCGCACTCGCAGCGATCCCGGCCCAGAGATGAGCGAGACTGAGCGCAAGCTGCGCAACCTGCTGCAAACGCGCTTCCAGATGGTCAATGCAAGGCCGGATCAGATCGAGCGCATAGACGCCCTGATCGCCGCGCTACGGGCGAAGATGGATGCCCCCAGACGCGCCACAAGCCCCGCCAAGCCACGTACCGAAGCGTCTGAGGCGCAGATACTCAAGGCGATCATGGCGCTGCTGCACAGGCATCCGAAGGTCGCTAAGGTGTGGCGGCAGAACTCAGGCACGTTCGTCAAACAGTACGGCGACACGAAGCACTACATCAGGGCGAATACAGCCAAGGGCATGTCTGACATTATGGGCGTGCTGAAGAACGGGAAGGCGCTCGCCATAGAAGTAAAGTCCCGCACCGGCATAGTCGCAGAGCATCAGCAGGCTTTCCTAGACAGCATCTTAAGCGCCGGAGGACTGGCGTTTGTAGCTCGTGATGTTTCTGATGTTATTAAAGCATTGGAGAAAGCGTAATGTGGGCAAACATCCAAGATTGGCCGTACCAAGTAAGCACGAAAGGAAAGGTTCGCCGCATCGGATCGCCAGCGCTCTCCCCATCCAGTGATCGCGGTTATCCAGTGGTTACGCTAAGTGATGGACGGCGCAGAATGAAAGTCATGGTCCATGTTTTGGTTGCCACGGCTTTCCACGGCAAAAAGCCATCTGCCAAACACCAAGTAGCTCATTGGGATGGAAACAAAGCAAACAATCATGTCGAAAATCTTCGGTGGGCGCTCCCAATAGAAAACGACGACGACAAGAAGCGGCACGGAACTCATGCAAAAGGAGAAAGGATTGTCCAATCCAAGTTATCGGAAAAGGATATTCGGCGCATTCTTTTAGACCCAAGATCGGCACATGAATTGGCTGATATCTATAAGGTACATCATTCCACAATAAGCCGCGCTAGAGGAAATAGTATATGGAAGCATATCAATAAAACAGGACAACCAACGCGAAGGAAAAGCGGGAAATACACGAAGATAGATAGACAATATATTGACGATGTACTAACCAAACTGGAGGCAGCATGAAACAGGGCATATCGGCAAGCAGGGATCAGGTACGCGGGCGGGCTAAAACTGTGGCTGTCGTCCTGCCTCGGGAGCTTGAGCCTATATCGAAGATGGCCGTTTATGACCCGGCGAAGGACAGGGCTTGGCGGGAGGTCTATGCGAAGATTGATACGGGTAAGACGCTAAAGTAGTGGTGCCGCCAGTAGGAGTCGAACCTACAACCTCCCGATTACAAATCGGGCGCTCTGCCAATTGAGCCACGGCGGCTTATACCGATATTAGCCGGTTTATGCTCCGGCGATAAACTGGCTAAACGTCTGCAATCTCGCTACGCATCACTCCGATCTTATCCTGCAGGCAGAAAATATCCTTCGTCGCAGCGCAGCACATCGGGCACATCACGCGCTTGAGCAGTGTGGCTACCTTGCCCATCTCCATAGGCAGATACGCGGCTGTCCATTCGTGGGCGCACTTGCCGCACTGGACTTGCATAGGGCGCTTTGTCATTTCTTCAGCCTAGCCAGTTCAGCCCTCGCCTTCCACAACGATTCAAGGACGCTGTAGATCGACTCTGCCGCGTGCTGCGGCGGCTCGACCCAGAACGAGGGCCATTTGCCGTGCGCTAGGTCGTCTGCCATCAGGTGCAGGTGCCTGGACGCGGGGCATGTGATCTCGATATTTCGCGCCCGCTCTGCCCTGCGCCGGACGTTGGTGATCTTGTTGGCGGGGAGGGTCATTTCTTCTCCACCATCTTCGCCACAGCCCCGGCCAGCCTATCTTCGGCATCGTTGCGGCAGTTGATATCGGGGGCGTGCAAGTGATCGGCCTTTGTCCAGTCCAGTGGACGTTTCGATTTCCACCACGTTAGCGCGGCTTTTTCCAGGGCGGTCATTTCTAGCCCCTTCCCGCGATGGCGGCGTCAACGTGCTCGTCTAGCGTCAACTCTCCTGTCCATTCGATTTGAAAATGCGGATTGTCCCGTAGGAACTGATACCGCTGTGCATCCGCCTCCAGTTCCGCGACGCGCTCCTCCAGCCGGTCATTCGCCTTCGCCAGTTCCTCGTTCCACTTGATGCGCTTCTCAGCTTTGGTGTTCAGCGCGGCAATGCGCCTAGACATGCCAATAAGCGAGCAGATAGTTTCCTCTAGCTCATATTTGCCAACATGATCCCCGTCAATCATGCCCCGCAACCACTCAATCGTCAGGTCAACCTCAAACACTTCTTGGCTATCGGTCATGTCTGCCGCTC